ACCAGAGGCAACTCCTGACGAGCAAGGCGTAGCGGCAATCCAACAACTCGCAGAGCAAGCCACAGCTACGCCCGTACAACAACCCGTACAACAAGGTTCCCCAGAAGCAGCAGCAGAAAGGCGGCGTATTGCGGCTGACCCACAAGCATACGCAAAGAGAGTGCAGGAGGCAAAAGAGGCTTCAGGTTACAACGTACCTGCAGAAGTGCTTGTGGACTCGGACGAGATAGCTAACCGTAAAGCTACGTTAGCTGCGGGCGTAGCTGACCCAGTGCAAGTCGCCCCCAACGCCGGGCTTGGCGGCGCTACGTTAGGTACGGCACAGCAAAACATCCCTGCACCTGTGGCACCCGCACCACGCGTTGCTCCCGCTCAAGGCTCTCCTGTACCACAAGCTCAACTGCAAGAAGCCGAGGCCCAGCGCGATGCCGCTGCACAGGCAGAGCTTAATCGTATTTATGAGTCAGACCCAGAGCCAGAAGTTGTGCGTGGGGTGTCCAAAGAAAAGGCCGTTGAACTAGCCGAGGCAGAAGCCGCTCGCCGAGCCGAAGTGCGAGAGTACCAAGATACGCAGGTGGACCCGCGAGACGTTGCCGAAGTTACTACTGCAGTGGATAAAGAAGGCATTATTGAGCTTCTTAACACTAAAGACGATGATCTCGACGCGCAGGGCAAAGCTGCAAAGCTGTATTTTAGTCGGTTCCGCAGACCTGTTGATGCCCTTGCCGAAATCGGTGCAACCGCAGTGGTCGGCCCTACGCAATCTATTAAGAAAGACTACGTTCAAGTACAAACTAAAGAGGGTAGAGTACCCCAGTTTTCTTTCTACAAAGGCATGACCCAGAAGTCTGCTATGAACGCACGGCGTTGGGTACATGCCAATATGTCTGACAGTGCTATTCAAGAGATGGGCCGTGCGCGGCGTGTAGCTAACCGCGACACCGCCAAGTTCAATCCGTCTGATGCCTACATTGGTGTGGTTAAGGCCGCTAAGTCTATCCAGCAAAAAGAAGACAACGCTCTCAAGAACCAGCTAAACCGCTATCTTGCGTCCCCAGAAGTAAACTATCAAGCTCCCGCAGACTTAGATCAATCTTTGCGTGTCGAGGCTACAGGACAACTTGCTGGGGAGCGTACAAGCGGCCCTATAACTGGCTCGTTTAAACCTGTAAAAGGGCAAACCGCGTTTGATTCTTATATGACTGGCATGGGCTTCAAGAAGCGTAAAGTGCCTAACAAGGACGAATACAACTACTTTGATCCCGAGAATGATAACAAAGTACTCACACCAGAAGAAGTACAAGAGTTCTACGATGGACTTGCATACACTCAAAACGAGCTAGGCTTCCTTCTCGTTGATCCTGTGCATGGTCTGGACATGGCTCTGCTGCCTAGTATCCGTAACGCGCTACAACGTGGTGATCTGCAGTTCGTCTTGAACGCTATTGCTTCGACTAGCCAAGTAGACCGTATCCGCCAGATTGCAGCCAAGCTGGCCGAAGTTGCTGGCACTACACAGGTGCAGGTAGTTGACGATCTGTCCCAGATGACGGGGCGCAAAGCTGCTGGCATGTTTGAGCCTGAAACAAATACAATTTACATTGACGCTTCCAACGGGATGAACGTGCATACTATCTTGCACGAGATGACCCACGCAGCTACCTCGGCGTCTTTGGCGAACCCCTCTTTGCCAGAGGTTAAACAGCTACAAACCATCTTCAACGCAGTGCGCGAGCAATTCGGCGAAGTATATGGCACAGCGAACCTTGATGAGTTCGTGGCCGAAGCCTTCAGTAACCCTGAGTTTCAGAGTGCGTTAGCTCTGACGAAGGTAGATGGCGGCAAGATGTCAGGCTGGGAGAAGTTTACAGGTGCTATTAAACGTATAGTGCGTAAGATACTCGGTCTTTCACCTTCGGCATCAGCACTGACTGAGGTTGACCGTATCATCGACGGTATGCTGGCTCCATCACCTGCCACACGCGCAGCGCCGAATATGCTGCTGTTGGGACGTACTAAGCAAGGCGCAAGTAATCTAGCGCAAAGTGCAGCAAATCTTGCGCCTGAGAAACTTAAAGACTACGGAGACGTTGTATTTAACGAAGGTGTCGGAAGAACAGCGAAGAGCTGGACACTAAATACATTGCCTGTAAACATCTTGACAGATACAGCGGTTAAATACATTCCGTTCGCTAGAGAACTTAACATGCTTATCAACAAGCAGAGCGGGGCGTTACGGCAGAAATCAGAAGTTCTTGATTCTATATTGCGCAATCTGCACAGGTGGCAGCGCAAGAACAAAGGCATGTCTGCCATACTAAACAACATCATCCCACGCAGTACTTACTTGAAGATTGATCCGTCTCGCACCGATGCAAAGTACATAAAGACTATTCGTGACGACAAGGAACGCTCTGCCGAATATGATGCGCTACGCGCGGAATACAACAAGCTCGACGCACAGGGCAAAGCGTTCTACGGGCAGATGCGTAACTACTTCCAAGACACATACGATGATATTATCGTTGCGCTAGACGCACGGTTGGATGCTACAATCCCTGATGCAGAAGCTAAGAAGAACGCCTTTGAAGCCCTAAGAAAATTGCTACAGGCAGATTCTGGAGTTATCCGCCCTTACTTCCCACTGCAACGTAAAGGGGAATATCGTTTAGTTTATACTGCGCCTGATCCAGACAAAGGCAATACGGAGTTATTTGTAGAGTATTACCCTACGCTACGCAAAGCAGAGCAAGCTCGCGCAGCTATTGCAAATGTCGATCCCGCTGCAGAAATAACTTCCTCGGCTAACCCTATGAGTTTCGACAAAGCCCCATCAACTAGCTTTGTTCGTAACATCTTGGACACAGTCGCATTGCGCAAAGATTCATTTTCTTCAGAGCAAGAATACAAAGAAGCCATGCAGGCGATTGTTGATCTATCGCTAGACGCAATGCCGGAGCGTTCGTTCATGCAGAACTTCCGTAAACGTAAGGGAGTTCGAGGCTTCCTTGGTGACACTACACCGACAGGTATGGGTGGTATGGAGTTCGACGCCTTTACAATGCTCAAAGAAAAAGGTCGCGATCTAAATCGTCAGCTTGTACAGCTAAAGTCTGCGGCAGAGATCGAAAAGTTCCGAGCCAAGTTAGACGCACCGATTAGCGGTACAGACGGGCCGACATATAAGACTGATCCCCGTACAGCTATGATGGCTGAAAAGCTAGACCAGATTGCTAAGTTTGCGCAAAGTCCTAACGTGCCTCGCTACTCACAAGTTGTGAACAGCATGGGCTTCGCTATGACTATGGGTTTGAACTTCTCGTCAGCAGCTATTACGTTCTTTGACGTTGCCATGAGCGCCATGCCTATTCTTGCGGGTAAACATAAGATAGGTCCAACGTCCCGTGCGTTTGGGGCAGCGACTAAGTTATTTGTAGGCGCACCGCGCAAGCGTACCATAATGGTTAAAGATGCAGACGGTCAGCTTGTTCCACAGGAAATAGATATGGGTCCAGCAGGTCTGTCTATCTCTAACTATGATCTAAACAACTTGCCTGAGATGCTGCGTAATGTACGCGCTGATATTCTTATATCTATGGGAATAGATCAGGGGCAATTTAACCAATCTATGACCCAAGAAGACCTAGAGATTGGGCGAGACGCACCTTTGGAAACTTTCAATAAAGTCTCTGGTTTTATGTTTCATCACTCAGAACGCTTCAACCGTGAGACAACGCTCACTGCTGCTTATATGTTAGAAGTTCAAAAGATGCAGAGGGATAAAGGGCAGCTATCCGAACAGGATTACCGTGACGCAGCGCAAGAAGCTATAAACACTACTGAGTTTACTCTCGGCTCTACAGCCGCCGCAGGTCGCCCCATCATAGCGCAAAAAGGTATTGGTAACATCTTGTTCCTCTTCAAACGCTTTGCGATCAGTAAGTACTACATGATGGCTAAGTTAGCTAAAGAAGCGGCACAGGGCGATCCAGTTGCACGCGCAGCGGGGCGCAACTTCTTAATCACTACAGGATTGTTCGCAGGTGCAGGTGGTATGCCTTTGATGGGCGCAATCGGCGCGATCTATAACTTGTTTGCAGATGATGATGAAGATGACTTCGAGACGGCGCTACGTCAGTATGTTGGCGAAGGCGTGTATGGTGGACTTGCCAACGAGATTTTAGGTGTAGACCTAGCTAACCGTATTTCGCTCAACAGCTTATTGTATCGCTCTCCTATTATCGACAAAGACCAGAGTGCTTTGTGGACCCTGATTGAACAGCTTGGCGGTCCAGTTATTGGTGTCGGTCTAAGCATAGAGCGTGGTGTTGGGGATATATACGAAGGCGAAGTGTATCGCGGTATCGAATCCATGGCCCCTGCATCTATCCGCAACGGTCTGAAGTCTTTCCGCTTCGCCACAGAGGGCGCAACAACACGCCGTGGCGATCCAATTATTGAAGACATTAATCCATACAACGCAGTTATGCAGGGGCTGGGCTTCGCACCACAAGCCTATATTCAGCAGCTTGAGGCGAACAAAAACGCTCGCCGCCGCGAAGATGCTATAGACAGCCTCAGAGGTAAGCTACTGCGCCGCCGCAACATGGCGATCCGTGAAGGTGATAGAGACGAGCTAGAGAAGGTGGAACGTCTTATTGAAGAGTATAACGCAGGGCTACCGCAAGATGCTGATGTCCGTAAGAAGCGGATCACTGGAGAGACAAAGCAGCGTTCCCTCAGAACATTCGGCAATACAACTGGAAACATGCGTGGTGGGGTTACAACCACAGACTTTTCTAGGAGCGTGCTAGATCAGTACGACCTAAAATAAAAAAGCCCCGCATAGTTTTATATGCGGGGCAGTATGAGTGGAGAACAACACTGAGAACAATGTCGTAATGAGGAATGTATCACACAGTTCGCCATACGCGTAAACCTAATTTTTTGTTTTCAACGCAGACCTGCATGTCAAACTCCCATTTTTTACGTTCTGCGAGCTTCTGTAGTTGATTTTTAGCCTTCTCGGTATTGATACATGGGACGAATATAGACGACTTAACATCCATATCGTCCCAGTTTACCGTCACCCGCAACCCGTCAGGGTTCAGGTCATCAACCTTTAGTACCTTCTGGTCCATCATCATGCTCCATCTCTGCAAACTTCATCTCTAGCACCCAGTCAGGTGGAAGGTTAAAGTCCGTGCCTTTAGTCAGGCGCTTCTTAATGCGCTTGGCCCCTAACTTTTCTTTCAAGTCATCTACTACGCCTTGATAGTTTATTTGCTGGTCAATACACCACTCTCGGAACGGCTTGAGACGCAGGAACAATAGTTTGGTATCTGGCTCGTAGCGTGCAATCAAAGTATTGCGGGGCGTTGCACCAACTGGAACAAGTTGATCTAGCCCATTGTCATGCTTACCACGCAAGTCCTCAGTGCTTTCGATCTTGAGCATGTTGTTGTAGTTTTCTGACAAGTAGTTGTTGAGTGTTTCAGTGACGGATGCTCCTGTGTCGCTGACGTAGTTGCGACGAGAAATTAATTCACCCACAACCCACCTGTACACTGAGGCTACATCGTAGTTTACGAGGCCCAACTTTTTAGCGATCATCAAACCAGCGATAATCGCGGCGTTACCGTTCGTCCAGAACCGATGCTCCGGTCCAAGACCTGCGGACTTGTCTAGGCGTATACGCACAGAGTTTACTATCTTGCGTACTTCGTCTTTGTTGTTGATGACCCACTGTATGTACTCAATGCCGATATGTCCGTAGTTCGATTTAAAATCTTCTATGAGGTTGGCAGTGGCAGTATTGTCGCCTTTGACAAAGTTCATCATCTTCACGTTTAGCTCAAACATCCGCAGCATCTCTGCTTTCGGCGTTGCCTTATGCCGACCCAAGATTTCCCATGCGCTGGTGTTGCCTGAACTCAAAGCAAGTAGTTGCCAAGGCTTACCCCGAGCGCGTTCGGTATTGCCACTAGCGGACATGCGGTTTTTCTGCCGCCCACTGGATACTTGGTAGGTGTAGTCAGACATCTGTTCGCCGTTTACGTTCGTCATCTCATCAGACACCAGCGGAATATTGTGCATCACCTCGCCCCTTAGCATACGAGCGTTGTGCGTATCCTCTTTGCTGTTCATCAGTTCATCAGGACTACCCCAGATACCGATAGCTGCCATTTGTGCAGTTGTTTTACCAACACCCGAACCACCATATAGGTGTATAGACATACTATTGAGTCCGGTGACTGCCATCAGCGGCGAACCAAAACCGACACCGACAACGTATTGGTGTAGCTCGTACCCCGGTTTGTTGTAAAAATTAAGTAGGTCAAGGTTCTTCTCGCGCGTACCTTTCGGCTCGAACGCGCCTATCAGCCCTGCTGTTGCAGACGAAGGTGGGTTAAACTCCACGTCTGTCGCCGTGACTAGCTTGTCGCCCAGCACAAAAGATTCCATCTCGTCACCGACCCAGCCAAATTGGCGGTGCGCTTCATCGGCCATAGTAGTGCGCTGTAGTTCGTCTATCCATTTTGTTGTGTATACCATCAGTTTATCTAATGCCTTTCCCCATGCGGTTACGCCTTCCTTAGCCATGCACTTACGGAACTCCTCACGGGAAGTTACATGGGTAAGGGGTACATTGAATTGCCGTACACCATCTCGCGGTAAATGTAGGCGAAACACTAACGTCTCGCCCAGTTCAAAATCATGCAGTCGCCGCGTGATGTAAATGTCGTGATGGTAGATTAATTCTTCCTCAACATCCCCATCAGCATTGCTACTACGCAAGAATACGCCCCCTGCTGCACCACGAAAATACGGCTTGGGGTATTCTGGTATTTCAAATTCTTCGGACTTCTTTACACCAGCCTTATTGATAGATGCGGACACCGTGACTTGGCCCTCGGACTCCCGAATACGTTTACCCAGTACAATCGGCGATTTGATCTCGCCCCACAGAGGGCAGTCACGGCAGGTGCCTTCGTTCAATTCGTCAAAACGCGCACAGGTGTATGGCCCTTTGATCTCGTCCAACTTCTTGCGCATCTCTGCTTCGTTGTAGTTGGGGTGTCTGTTGGATATTTTTTCTGCGCCTTTGTCACCATCTACACAGAACTTAGCGATAGATAGCCCTGCTCTCCACAAAGGTTCGCTCACCTCAGACTGGTTCATGGCGATATATTTTAACTGCTCACAACCCCGCCCTTCGACGGTTTTGTTAATGATAGTCTTAAAAACATTCTCAGAGTTGTCTGCGTAGGCTTCGTAAAGCGCGTCAGTGCCTAGATCAAGCGTAGTAACTGGCATCATAACCACGCCCAGCTTGGACGTAAATTCTTCCAGCGCAATAGGCTCTGGCATGGACACGCCAAAGAAATCCACGGACAGTGGTGGATCGCCCTTATAGTTGTGTGTGAATGGTACGCGTAAGATACGGACTACGTCAGCCGTAACCGCAGGGTCAGCGAGAAAACCATTATCGGCACAAGCCCGTTTCAACCGCTGGGCTTCGAGGAACCACCGCTCTGCCGAAACTGCTTCGGTAAGGGGCCAGTATACATGCACCCCATTGCCGCTGTTTACCATCATGGGTTTAGGCAGGGACAACTTCTTACAGAAAGCTCGTAGGGCATCAATCGCTGCTTTCTGCGTGGGGTATTCTTTCGACGGGCCGCAATCTAAATCGAGGAAAAAGGATTTCAACTCGTGTGCGTTCGGGCCTTTACGGTTAGTTGGCTCTTTAAATGTACTAAGGGCGAAGTACGCGTCATACCCATCCGCATCGAGCTTGAGTGCGGCACGCTCTACTTCCTCAAGGGTATCGTAGAACTTCTGTGTGCGAGTGTCGTCTCTACTCCTAGCGGCGAATACGCAGTAGTGGCCTTCACTACTTAGTACCCCCTCTAAAAATTCTAATGTTTTCATTGCTGCTGCTCCAAAGTGTGCCGTGGTGGGTTGAAAGGACAAAGCCCCACCACGGCAATCTACCGTTAACTAACGACTAACCGCTAAATCAGTCGTCCCAATCGTCAACGATAGATGAAAGGTCCGCCTCTTCAGAAGAGGGAGCAGCTACCTCTTTCTTCTTGGCGACCTTCTTAGGCGCAGGTGCTGTCTCCCCGATGTCCACCTCATCGTCAGCAACTGCGCCATCTCGAATTGCCTGTACCTTATCTGTTTGGGATACAGTCAATGTTATTGCTTTGATAGCATCTTCGCTATCTTTTGAAGCTACCGCTTGCTGTAGCTCTTCTTCTGACAGTGGGCGCACGGCCTTAAAGAGTAGCTTCGGCGTGGCGCTATTCTCGTCAAAAGTTATCTGTGTGACCACGGCGATGGACGGGGTCTTGTGCGCTTTAAGGTACTTAGCGTATGCTTGCATACCCATCTTGCCATCCTTTGCGTCACCGAAAATAGATGTAGCAGGGAGCTGTAGTTGGTAGACCTCATCCATGTTGCCTTCAAGAAACACAGCGATACGTTGGTTGAAACGGCAAGCACGGCTCTCACCTTGGCCCGAACCCTTAATGTTCTGTGGGCAGTCCATGCAGCGAGATGCTTGGCGTTGGTCTGCGGGAACCTCGGATGCAGGTGCTTGTGTGTCTGCCGACCAGCAAGTCGGTGCTGACGGGTTCTCAGCGTCATATGCACCGGAGTAGTAAGTGCGAGACAACTTAGCGGCGTTAAGGATAACGACATTCAAGAAGCCATCACTCTTTACGTTGACTTGTTCGCCGCCAACCATTTCGCGGAAGCGACCACCACGCAAACTGATTCGACGTGCGCCGCCACCGCCAGTGCCGCCTGACAGGTTATCGTCAGTGTCCTGTAGTTGCTTGAAAAGATCGCTGCTTGCGAGGGAGTTGCCGCCCTCAAATAGTGTCATGTCCGACATATTATTCTCCATTGGTTTCTGATTTTGAGGCTTTAGATTGCCCTTTTGCCGCGTTCTTTGTCAACGCAGTATCTACTTCGCTTAGTCTAAACCGATAGACATCGCCGATTTTGATGTAAGTATCGGGGGGTATATGCCCCGACTTAATCCAGTTACGGATAGTTGTTATAGATACTTGGAAGTAATTAGCGACCTCCGGCGTACCTACATACGGTGTTTCAGTATCGTTCATTTTTTCCTCACAGAGATGACGTACTCCGAGTCCACATTTAACCCTGCGGGTAATATATCAGGGTTCTCTTCTATGAACTGACGTACATTGGTTTGATTGAGACGTTTCTCAAAGAAGTCGGGAAGATTATGCTCCATAATGAACGCGTGCATAGAAGACCAATCGCTTGTCCAATACCGTTGCTTGATTGTACGATAGAATAGCCCTGATGCTGTACGCACGCTATCCACGCCTTGATCTTTGCAATAATCCAACAAAGCACGTTTGATCTTATCTTGCTGTTCTGCAAGACTACCGTCTTCTTCTTTGAACTTGGCCGATATTTCTGCACGCTTTTCGCGTATCTTTGTGTAAGCACCGACGAGCTTTTCGACAGGAATTGTCATAGCTGTTCTCCGTTTTATAGTTATGTTTACGACATATAGTAACTTATACTACCTAGTCAAGCAATTCTTTGTATAAATCTATCATCGCTGTGTGTACGTTGATGCGCTCATCTAACATACGATAAAT